TAGCATTACCTGCTGATTGTGCCATGAAGTTAACCTCCTATTTCATGAAATAAATATATATATTTGTGGCTGGCTAGGCCCTTTCCTCTAGAACTAATTTTAGAGTATAATACTGCCTAAAGCAAACTAGGCAAATCTGCCATTATTGTCTGTAATTCTTGAATATTTAACCTCAAGTATTACGTCTGCCTCTAAAAATCCTTGAATTTCTTCTGATGGTTTTGTAGGGGATATATCTGCTATAAATATGCTATGGAATTTAAACTTATCTGACAATCCAGACCAATCATTTATATCTCCTGCCGAATCATCCATTCTTCTAAATTCATCCATCATAAAGTTACGTATTTCTACTATATCAGCCAACTCCGTGGCATATATAGTAAATAGTATTTGTTCACAGCATATTAACCAATTGTTCTCATAGGATATGCCTATTTTGTCGTAGACTATATGTTTCTTCCCGCTCAAAAATTGATTCATTTCTGGCTGTTGTTGAACAGGAATTAATGGAATCATAGTCTCTTTTAAATTGTCAGAATAGTAACTATTTTGATCAAATATATTGGCAGCCTTTAATTTATTCCAAAGGTACTTTCTCAATTCAAACATAGCGTCTAGTTTATAATTAGGCATTTGCTACCCCCGAAAAAGCCGCCAGCAATGCCGCTTCAGCTTGGCTGGCAACAGAATTTGGAGAAAATTTATACTGAACTTTTTTAATACTAATTGGAGTATCAAGTGCTCTTGTCATTGCAGAATTAAATAATCTTTGAAATCCAGATTTCTTTATTGACATATTAACAAGGTTTCCAGTGAAGAAATGTTTGTATGCGGATATAAATGAGTTTTTTGTTGCTACCCCGCCAGGTTTTGTTACGGTTACTGATTGCCCCTTTGGCATAAATACAGTTTCCCCATCTAATTCAAATACTAATCTTTCTGAAGATCTTGGGGATATTACTACAGTTTTACCTTGTTCCATTACTTCAGCTTTTTTAACAAACACATGTCTATTGCGAGACCCTTTTGCTGGAACAAATGATTTAGAATCTATCAATTCATAATTAAGAGTAAATCCTAATCCCATGTCAGCAACTCTATTTAATTTAAACAATCTAGCTTCCTTGATTCCAGTCTGTCCCCATTCGTAGACATGATGCAAAGATTTTGGAGACATCGTTGCTTTTGAATCTATATATGCGCCAAAATCATTTTCTATTTGATTAAATATAGTATTATTAAAAGATCTTTGAAATGCTGGATTAGATGTTAACTTTGCCATTACATTTGTTTTATAAAATACAGCAGCAGATATTTGAGCTACAGTAGAATCTTTTATTGCGCCGCTTACGGGCTGCCCAGCCATTAGTTTAACTAATCCGCTAGCAGCTTGTAGGGCCATTACCTCAGAAGCCAATTTGCTGATTCTCCGATCTCTTTAATGATGTGTTATATCCAACTACAGAACCAAAAGGATCAGTAATTGGCGTTGAACCTACTACTTCAAATACAGTTGCAGTGTCATTGGGATAGTTTAATTCAAACCATATAGGCTTGCCGTCTGAATCTTTTATGTTAGATATTTTTTCTCTTTGAGTTAATCTTTCAACTGTTCTAACTTCTAAATATTGTTGGTTTTCATACCTATTAGAAAAAACTTGCTTATCTAGGTTTCTTGAAACATTTTGAGCTACAATGCCTCTTGCGTAACATGGCATAGTTTTATAATACATAAACTGTCTTTTCATTACGCCAGTATCTGGATCTTGTTCTTCTTCTTGTCTATAAACATCCAATGTCATGGACATTAATCCGTCCACTAAATCAAACATTAAATAAGCACCATCTCTGTTATAACATAATCTGATAATAATTTATCTGCATATGCTGAGCCAGTTCCAGAAAAGGCATTTGAGTCATATTCAAAATCCCAGTCTGTCGTAGATATAGTTTTAACATATCGATCACGCCAGTGTCTGTCTTTAGCAAAATACATCTTCATTAATTCTTTTGTTGCCTCGGATACATCTTCTGGGACTTCAGTCCAGCCAAATCTACCCCAAACATCATATCTAACATCTTTTCTAAATATATTTGGCATAATGTCGTGTATAGAAGGAGGCACCATCCCATTTGCAATATATGTAACGTTATCTAAAAGAACCTCTTGATTTATCTTAAGGCCATATCCGCTTACTGTTGGCTCAATTAAATATCCAACATTATTAATATCATTTAAGTTATCTATAAGAATTTCATCTTTAGCTTTTAAAGTAAATATATCTTTTATTTTATCTGATAGCGGAAGTATGTCGGAATCGCTTCCCATTACGCTAAATGTATCTTTATACAAATAAAACTTTTGTCCTGTATATGATTCTATTTGCATGCGAGCATATTTTTCTGCTAGCCTCAAATCGCTATATGTTTTATGTGTAGGATCATTAGGATCTATTCCTAACCCTAAATCATCTGCAGCCTCATATAAATCCACATATGGCTTAATAACATTTACTTTAGTTGTTTTTTGTTTACCGTCATACAACCATGTGGCTGTTGCCGAATATGGATAGTTGGCAGAAAATAAACCCGATGGCACTCTAACCTGATAGGCGCCGTCATCTATTTCTGTTTTTTCTGCATCTACTGTTATTGTTGGCAGGGTTGTGTTTCCCATTTCTGGTTCCCAATGTCTGGTAAATTGAACAGTTACCTCTTCATCAGAATTAAATGGAAGTCCTCCGTCATATAATCTTGTGGATATAAGAGGGGTGTTATTAGTATCGCTACTATTTAAATATATCTCTGCCATCTATTAGGCTTAGTTGTAGTACTCTTGTACCTCTCTTGGCGAAGCCAATCTAAACCCTTCCTCCTTGTCAAAAATTTGCTGTGCTTTTTCACTTGGCATTGCAACAAATGGATGATCTTTAGTAAATGTAAAACCTAGAACATCATATCTGTAATTATTTCTAGTCATTCTAACAAGAACTGCATCCTTATCAACTTCTTGAGTAGGATCAAATTTTGGAAGAACTTCTACCTCTTCTTTTGCATCATCAATATTTTTAATTGTATTTTGATATACGGACCAAGTTACGCCTTCTTCTGCCAGTGCGGCAATTACGTCTGCTTTATTTTTTAGTCCTTCTGTATCTACGGCAAAATCCTCAGCAATTTGCTTTAATTCTTTTACCTTTAATGTATCAAATGACATATTGTCTCCTTAATATTAGGTCTATTAATTATAGCATTAGTAGATTAAAAGTAAAAGCCCCCAAAAATTAATTTGGGGGCTTTTTTGCAGTTTTAATTCCTATTTAATTAGGAAGCAACCTTAACGTTCTTAACAACGACCCAAGCATCTGCTTGTTCAATTTGAGCTCCAACACGAGTATACATTGTATATTCGATTGAGTCTTTCTTAGGCCAGAAGAAGCGGTACACGGTAACATCACGCTTGATACCAATAACAACGTTATTTGGGAATGTCAAGTGGATATCGCCCTGATCACCATCAGCGCCCTGAGTTTCCTTAAGCAAAGGAACTTCAACAATCGGAATACCGAATGCAAATGGGGCTGTGAAGCCTGCTGGACCACCAAGACCTGCTGTCTCGCCACGGATAATGCTTGCTGCAATATCTTGTGGGTTAACGTTTGATATATTCTGAGAAGTAGAATATAAGTAATCTTGGATTAGATTAGAACCAGAAAGGAAGCGAAGGTCTGGACGACGCTGCTTGTACTTTCTTGGGAGTGCCTTTAGGGCATTATTGAAGACTTCACGGGAGATGTTAGCGCCATCGGCGTCAACAACGTGACCGTTTGCCTTAGCAATCTTTACAATACCATCAAAGGCCTTGTATAGATTGTCAGATGAGAGAGATGTATCACCATTAAGAACTACATCTTCAAGATCGTTACCTGCCTGTGTTGCCATCAGACGTGCAATGTGATCTTCGAGATCGGCACCTTCGATATTGTCTTCTAGAGACTCTGTTGAAAGTTCCCAATCAAGACGTAGCTTCTTTGTTGTAAGAGAGATCTTTGAGAATTGTACTGCAGCATTTGTGCCAGTATTCTCTGCTTCTGAAGCAAGCTTCATAAGCTTCTCGCCTACGCCAATACGATCAATCTCAGTAGTATCAGCTCGCATGCGAACTGTACGTGCTAATTTACCGACTACTGTTGCATCGAACATGTAATCGAGGAATCGTGCAGACTGCTCTGGATTTAGGAGACCACCTTTACCTTCGGATCCAACATGGATACCGTCGGTGGGATCTGCTGCTCCAACCATGCTACCTGTCATGGTAGTATCGGCTGCTGCTGCTTTAGCTAATAGTTCATTACTCATTAGTTTATTTTCACCTACCTTATTTTATCAATTCACTAACGGAACCGAGGAAAGTGCCGTTCCATTTTGATTTTTT